TCCTGAGACGTAGTAGTAGTAAAGGTAAACGTAGCCATTAGAAGCGACTCCCCACTTGGTCAACAGGAAATTCTGAGCCAAGCCGACTAATCCCGGCGGTGCCCCCGCCCCATTGCGGTGCCCAATCAGGATGGTTAATCACAAAGGATCGCAAATCACGCACCCCCTCGTTATAGCGTTGTTGCAGGAGCGTCCAGCGATTCGGATCATCTTGCTTCGTGAGTTCGCGGAGTTCCGCCCCGTCAACCAGTACGTCATGAAAATCTTCTGGCAATAACGGTTCATCCGTGTCATTGCTCATGTCGGGGATGGTGCGTAAAATATCTGCCGTATACGTAATCACACTGCTTGGTGTCGGATACAGCAAGAGCGAATAAAACTGTGCGCGACTATCCCCTACCGCAATCTTGCTGAGTTCTGTGCCTGATCCAGAGTCTTCGTGCAACGTGACTGTGCCAGAGGCTGCTGTGGATAAATAGAATTTGGTAATCCGAATAAAATTGGTAATCGCGCTACTGAGACTCACCGCAGACGCGCCCGTCATCGCTACGTTTGCAGTACGTGCATACCCGCCGGTAATAATCCCTTCGACATACGCGGTCACATCTGTACTGGACGAGGCTGTAGTCGTGGTCGCATCTGACGCGGACGTGCTTTTCACAAAAACTTGTGACGCATCCGCCGGTTGCGTATGCGCTTCTTGAAACCCTGCCGGAATCCACGCCCACGATGTCCCTGATGTTGGGTCAGGATCATTCGCACGTAACCAACCAATGTCGTGATATCGCAACGCCCGATCATTGGTGGTTTCAAACACACGTTCCACGCGTGCAATGCCATCCATCGGCAACGCATACTGCTGTGTGTCAGCGACAGACGCAAACGTCACGGTCGTCCGACGCAGTTGCTCAAATCCAGGCATCCGTAAAACCGCCCGATGTGTTTCGTTTAACGCTTCTTGATACCGTGTCGCGGTGGCAGAGACCAACGTACTGCTCGTCGCTCCGCGCCGACGTGCCAGCCGTTGTTGTAATTGTAGGAAGGTCATTTAAAATGCTCCATCTGGAGAACTCGGCCAACTCGGATTCGTCGGATCAGACGTTGTCGCAGGCAAGTCTCGCAAGGCTTGACGATACGTTTGCCATGCCGTAACCGTTGTGGCATCAAGAGCCACATCTGTCGCCTGCGTCCAATCGCACATCGCCAACCGTCTAGTACGGAAGTGTCGCAACATCGCCCACGCCTCTGCGGTTTGTGCTGCTGGTGACGGGGCATTCGGATCAGTAAATACACCACCGGCATACAGCCAGCCAGGGCCAGCACTCTCATTAACAATCGCCACAACGTCTTCTGGAAACCCAGGAACCGGACTTGGCGTGGAGTCGTACTCGATGCAGTTAATCACTACACCGTCTTGCACAAGTGCATGTCTAGGCATAGAATTCCTCCACAATCACGATTCCCGCGCTGCCATTTCCTCCGGCATCCGTCCCCGCAGCACCGCCCGAACCGCCAGCCCCAACAGCATAGGCATAGGTTTCGTCAGGATCGTCAATCCATCGTTCACAATACCCGCCAGCCCCGCCTCCGCCAGAACTGTTCGTTGCACCATTCGTCGCACCAGCACCGCCACCGCCCGATCCCGCACCACCTGCATTGACTCCGGCTGCGGTATAGACTCCACCAGCCCCTGCACCGCCGAATACAGACGCACCGCCATAGCCACCTGGCGCAGCCGTATCATCGCCTCCACCAGTGCCATCTGAGCCACGTACATTCACTTGTCCATTCGCAGCAGCCCCACCAGTACCACCAGCACCGCCAGTACTCGCCCCATGTCCACCAGCCCCGCCTCCTGTGCCTTGCATCGTGGACGCAGCGAACGTGGTATTGCCTCCAGCAGCACCGGCATTCGTGGCAGCAGCCCCTGCGCCCCCGCCCCCGCCAACAATTCTGACGCGAATCGTGGCACAGTTATCGGGCGTGGTATACGTTCCGCTTCCAGAGGTAAAGACTTGCATCGTGGTATTTAACGCACTGCTTGCTATCGCTACCCAGGATGAGTCGCCTCGCAAGAAGGTGCTGCTACTTGCGGTGCCACTTCCAAGTCGCGCAGTTGCTACCGTGCCTGATGTAATGTTCCCTGCTGCATCACAGCCAATACTGGTACGAAGCGTTGATCCGCTTTCTGCGACCGGATCACCAGAGCCATCCCCGACAATCATTTCACTATCAGCGAGTACCGACATCGCGGTAACCGCACCTGTGCCACTCCCTAATAAGACTCCACCATCCGTGAGGGAACTGGCTCCTGTGCCACCATCAGCAACCGCGACATCTGTACCGCCAGCGCGATACACGCGATTGCCTTCGATATTAATGTCGCCGGAACTTGGCCGTGTTAACGTGGTATCAGTCGCGTGACCAAGTTCAATCCCTGTAAATTGGGGACTGTCACCTGTGCCAACCCCAATACTTGTTCTCAGCGTCGCGCCAGATTCCGCGACCGGATCGCCAGACCCGTCACCCACGATCAGTTCTCCATCAGAGAGAACAGACATCGCGGTGACTGCGCTTGTCCCGCTTCCTAACAGCACACCGCCATCGGTAAGCGATGTGGCTCCGGTTCCGCCATTCGCTACGCCAAGTGTGCCGGATGAAATATTGCTAGCACTTAAACCGGTGAGATTGGCTCCGCTGAGATCGTCAATGTTGGTACTGCTTAACGGGCCGTTGATTCTTCCGTCTGTCCCTACAAGAGCGACATTGCCGGTTCCCGTGTTGATTCCGCCACCGACATCTAAGGCACTTGCATCCGTACTCGTAATCGTTAACGGTTGCGCGATAGCAATAGCTCCACCATCCGCGATGGACGTGAACGTATCAAGCATCCGTGTATAAAACGCAATTTCAAGCTGGCTAACTTCAAGTGAATCACTCGACTCTAAGGTTTTTTGGTAGAGTGCCAGCTTCGCCATTTGTGGGCCATCAGCCATTCATCGTCCTCCTGTATCTACCTTCACTGCAACGGCCTTCGATCTATCTTACGTGTCCCCAAACCACTGCCAATCGACTTGTCCATTTTAGACAACAACTCCACTAATCGAGGGGTCTGTTGCGGGGTTTGTCCCCATTGCCGAAAACGCCTCGTAGCAGATTCCCTGCTTAATTGCTTCGAGTAGTCATTCGCAGCTTTCGCCGTTTTAAATTTTCCAAGATGTTTTTTAGTTTGCAGATAACGATCTTCTTGCTGGTCAGAGGTCAGCACTTCACCCTCACGGCTTACTCCAGGCAAGACCACATGAACAGGTTGTCCATCTTCCGTAAACCTAAACGTACTAGAGTACACCGTCATTGGAGCTTCCCCTGATTGATCTATCCACTCTGGTCGTGTGAACAAATCAATGTTCCCTGGTGCAAGCATCTGTGACGACGCATCTAGTTGAGAGAGCAACGCCTTCTTGCTAGTCCGTTCAAATTGCGTACCTCGACGTGCAGGACGTGATGGACGAAGACGCTGCTCGGCAGTTGTCGGCATCTAAGTTCTATCCTCGCTCACAAAGTATTGGTACACGCCCTGCGACATGCCCCATAACGGACACGCCTGTCCGTCACGATCAATCGACACAGGTGGACGACCAGAGGTCATTGCCACCGTAAACCGTTCACCTTCCATGCCATCAGGAGCCAGCACAAATTGTGCATTGACTGGCTCCTCATAACAGGGCCAAGGAAAGCGACTCCGATATATCCATGTCCCCGTGTCGTCTTGTGACGAGGCATCAAACGGAATCCCTTCTCGCAGAAACCGCCGGGGACGCATATACCTGCTCCGATACGCATCCGCCTCGCGCACTTCGACATCCCGCACATCTACAAACCGCACGTCAGGCATCGCCCCTCCGTGCTGTTGCGGACAGCGAGTCTGCCGACCCGTGTCGCTGTTGGACGAACCGGGGATCACCACACAGCGACCAGTTGCGTTGAGTGCCTGGAGGGGTGGCAAGCTCAACTAGAGTCATTGCTGTCTGGGACCGCACGCCGGTCTCAGCGAGGCCGAGCCAGCGACCCCGCTGCCCGCAACACCACAGCCATGCTCTCCGGGGTGTCTCATACCGTAACCGGATCGACACGATGCGTGTCCACACATTGCTGTGCAAAGCTCACCAGTGGCGGATACAGATTTTTGTCTTCGTCGCCTTCTGGCAATAAAAACCACATGCGTTCAAGTTTGCGATTCGCATTCACTTGTCCACGCACCTCGACCACCGCCTTTGATCCATCCATCTTCGTGATGTTGTAATACCCAGGCGTCACCGCATTCAACGCCTCAATCTCACCTTTCGTGAGTTGGGCATTATCCTGGGGTGATCCAATCGGTGACGATCCAAAATACATCGTCGCCCGCAACTGTGGCCGTGGATGATCACGCTCCCCATCAGGATTAAAGTCAGAGACGAGTGGTCCTGGGTTGTTTTCAGGACGACGCGCCTTTGCTGCTGCTTGTGCAGCAATATCCGCAACCTCTGTCGGACTAATGGCCTCGGTGCCCTTGTTCGCCCCCATCAGTTCTTTGAGTTGTGCAAACGAGAGCGTCACCGCTTTCTCTGGCGTGGCCTCTGTCACCGCCACAGGTTCCGTCTCCGATGCGTTGCGCTGTGCGGTTCGTGCTTTTGCATTTGCGCGTTCCGCAGCCCTCCGACCTTTTTCAAACGCCATAACAATCCTTTCATCGAGACACGCACAGCGAAGATGGCGGTCGTTCCGACGCATCTTCAGCCAGCATCTCGTCAGTAATATCCGCCGGTCGTTTTGCTAACGGCACCATCTCTGGCGGATATAAGATGAGCCGTTCACCCGTTGGTGTTTCTGTCTGCTCTGTCACAACCTCTGGAGAGACTTGGTAGTCTTCAACCAGCTTTGCATTCTCATCATGAGACGCATAGCCATATAACGGCTTTGGCTCTTGGAGCAACGTACACGATTGTGGCAAGACCAACTGGACGCCTCGCCCGTGTGCCACGCCCAACCAAAACTCTGCACTCCCGCGTTGTGTTTGATACTCGCTCCGATGTCCATAGTTGATCCCAAAGAGTCCTAAATGTGTCACGCCTTGACTCAAGGCCAACGCAATCATGTACGCGACATGATTCGTAAAATACCGATACCGCGCAGGCACTTCCATCAAGAGTTGTTCCAGTGGGAACTTCATACTTGCTGGGACTTCCTGATGCTTCTGCTGCATGTAAATCGGCACCGGATTCTTCGACAGCCACTGCGGATACTGCGCTTTCACATTTGAGCGTCGTGTCCAGCAGGATCGCGGGTGTAAATCAAAAAACATATCCGGTGCGCGTTTATACAGTCCACGCGCCGAGGCATGGCCCCACAATTCCCATGCGGGATCATCCCACGGTGCGTAAACGAGACTGTTGGTGTGGCTCCCCAACAGTCCCACTTTCCGTAACCGACCTGGACCTGCTGTAACCGTCCGAATCACGGGACGGTGATACTCAATAGCAGGTTTAGCAAAGATAGCCACAATCTCTCCTAACTTAGCCCTACGAGGTCGGGTCTAACGTGGCACTAACAAAGCCCCACGTGGATGGATAGTTCAACCAGACTGGCACTTCTGCACCGGTGTGCGAAGTCGCGCTCGTGGTCGCAGTCGAAGCCACGGCGGTCGGCCACATATCAAAGATACGATGCTGATCAACCGTTGATCCGGCAATACAATCCATTCCGGCTGCTGGTGTCGAAACCGAGCTTGCCACAACCGCGACCATTGCGCTTGTAACATTGCTCGATCCACTCGCCAACTGTGCGCCGGAGTGATACCCATAGACTTGCACCCATCCCGAATTATCGGATGTTGCTGTACTCATTGCCACGCCGACGTTGCCACGATGCGCCTCGGTTAAGGCAGCAGCTTGGAAGTTCCCGTCATTGCTGATGGATACAGTGACACCGCCATACACGGTTGCGGTGAAATCTACGTACATATATTCATTTCCAGACGAGTCACGCATCCTCGCCCCAAGATTGATCGGAAACGGCGTCGTGCCGACATCCGAAGTCTGGTGCGGGGCTGCAACTGGTCCGCCATTTAGTGTAGCCATAATCTGCCTACCTCCCCTTATGTAATCGCCGTGATCGCCCCAAGGCGTCGCGGATTGTTAGAGATAAGGTTGGCAATCGTCATAACCTTGAACACTTCGACCGTCTGGTTGGCCGGATCGACTGATGGAAAGCCTTTCATCCAATAGCCTTTCTGATACGCCAACTTAAGGTTGTCAGTATTCAAGAAATACAACAGACCACTCGGACAGTCTGCGTCATAGCCACCAGGAATCCCCTTAAACGTGAGATAGGAATTTTTAAATCCCGCATCTCCTTGTTCTGGAGTTTTACTCGTGACCTGTTCGTTAGCCGTGAGGAGCGACTCATAGCCTTCGTAGACTGTTTGGGTCGTCACAAAATACGTGGGCTGTTTGGAGTTCACACCACTCGCACACGAATTGTAGACCGACCGCATCGTTGACCGCAGATTGTCAAATGCTGAACTGCTCTGCGCGCCAGACGATTGTTGGTTCCGCCAGAAACTGAAGGTGGCACGATTAATGCCTCCGACCGTTCCTGATGTTGGTGACGACGCCACAATATGCTGCAACCCGCCAATGTCTTTCGAGCTATTGCCAGTGCCATCCGAGAAGATACCTTCATTCAGCACCTTCCGCATCGTACTTTGCAAGTTCGCCAGTTTCGCAGGCAGTAACGCAAACTTTCCGCCTGTGCCCTGGTTCTTCGCTCGTTCTAATTCAGACATCACCACGGTGCCTGCATACTCTTTCCATGCGTATTCAAATTCGTCAAACACATCGATTCGCGTGGTATCTAAGGTTTCTGTATCGGAATAGGACTTGACGGTACTATTCACGGCATATTCAACTGCGCCGTTCACGGTCCGTCCGCCATTCACTGACAGAAACGCTTTGCCTTTACTGAGTCGGTCCAGCAACCAATAATCATCAAAAATGTTATCTTCTGGTTTGGTCCCGACAACAGCTTTCCACGTCGAAGCAACGGTCTGACCTACGTTTGGGTTAGCCATAATCGTTATACTCCGAAGAATTAGCGACCCGCCTCATTGAAATGCGCCAACGCCTCGGCAAACCCCGCCTCATCTGATCGAAACTTCTGAGGCGTGGTGGCAGTCGGGGCACTTGGATTCACTGAGCCTGCGGTCGCTTTACGCTGTAATTTTTCCAGCACTTCGGCTTCGTTCCCTTGCAACTTTTTCGGTAAGACTTTCTCTCGATACACCCGCGCCCACGCCACATCGAGGGCTGCTTTAGGATCATGATCCGCCAAGGCTGCGAGTCGCGCATCCTGTTCGATGGTGGCCTTCACATCGGCGGTATGTGCCATAAAATCTGCATCGTCACGAAAGGTATCAATCGCCCCTTGTGCCTCATTCAACGCTGTCGTTTGAATACGTTGCGATTCAGCATGTGACGCTGCCCGCTGTAACGGGGCTAATCGCTCCTCAAACTGTTGACTAAGACGCTGTGTGAGGCGTTGTTGAGTCCAGTCCTGCCATTCTTTGAGTTTGTCCGCAGAATAGACCAACGTACCGTCCGCGTTTTGCAAATCCGCTTGCGGTTCTGGCGTCTCAGGAACGGCCTGTGCCGTGCCCTGTGTCGCAGCTAACCGCGCTTTAAGCTCTGGATTCGCGTCAATCGCCTGTGAGAGTTGCGACAGAGCGGTCACGGGATCAGTGTTTAAGACTTGATACCATGACAGCAAATTCTGCCGTTCTCCCTCAGACGCCTGCGTTAAATCCTTTGCCCAGGCGTATTGAGATTCTATTTCTTGCCGGACCCGCGTTTCCGTTTCCTTCGCGGTCGTGTCACGCGCATTCGACAAGATGTCTTGCCATCGCCACTCCGGGGGTTCTCCCGCAGGAGCCTCCGCTGGTGTGGCTGGGGTTGCAGGGGTGTCAGCCTCCGTGCTGGCACTGACTACGGCAGAGTCCGTCCTCTCAGGTTGCGCTGTCGGGGCAACCTCCGTCTCCGTCGGGGCGTCTGCGGGTGCAGGCGTCTCGACCGGATC